CGAGCCGCTGACCCCCGAGATCACCCGCATCACCGGCCTCCGCGACGAGGATTGCGCCGGACAGCCCCCATTCATCGAGGCCCTCCCCCGCATTCGGCGCATCTTCTCCCGCGCCCACACCGTGATTGCCCACAACCTCCCATTCGATAAGGCGATCCTTTGGGGCGAGTTGGCGCGCACCGATTTTCGGGATTTCCCTTGGCCCGCGGAGGAGTTGTGCACCGTCGGGCTGTACCGAGAGGCGTGGGGGCGGAACCCGAAATTGACCGAGCTGTATGAGGCGGTGAAGGGCGAGCCGCTCGCACAAACGCACCGGGCGCTGGACGATGTGATGGCCTTGGTGGAGGTGATCCGCGAGGAGGAGTTGTGGCGATTGGCGAGGGGGGCGAAGGGATGATGTGTCCGTATTGCCGGACCGAAAAGGACCCGGACAGCAAAACGAAAGTGCACGAGACGCGGACATTTTGGGATCGCCGCGGTTTTTTCCATGTGCGGCGGCGGCATGAATGCCTCCGGTGCGCGGAGACATTTTGGACGGTGGAGCGGTCGCCGATCGTGAATAAAGGGGGTGGGGGATGAGCGGGGAGATTCCACAATTAAGGGTGCGCACTGAATTTTCCTTTCGCGAGACTTACGCCCCGGTGGATCGCGTCGCGGCGGCGATCCGGGAGCTGGGCGCCCCGGCGGCGGCTATCGTGGACGGGAGCACCTGGGGGCACGTTCGATGGGCTAAGGCCGCGGCCCGCGAGGGCGGGTGGAAGCCGTTGTTTGGGGCGGAGTTCACGGTGCGCTCGGAGGATGGGCGAAAGCCTGTATGTTGGGCGCTCGCCGAGGACACACGATCCTTCTACAACCTAAGCACCGCGGCGCGGCTTCCCGATGCGAATATCCCATCGTTGTTTCGGGCCGCGGCGGGGGTTATTCGATTTGCGGGGGCGGCGCTTACTGATCCGGAGACTTTCGATTTTATCGACCTGAACCCGGCCTCCCCCCTACAACATCGCGCCGCTCTCCGGCTACACGCCGCGACGGGGCGCCCGCTCGTGGTAACGTCGGATGCATACTATGCGCGGCGCTCCGACTACAAAGCATTCCTCGCAATCGGGGGCCGCGAACGCGTCACACCTCAACATATCCTCTCGATCCCCGAGTTGCGCTCGGCGATCCCGGCCCTCTCGGCCGCACAATTCGATCGGGCGGTGGACGCGGCGCACGAGATCGCGTCACGATGCGCCGGGGCGCTGCCGACGGCGCCGATGATTCACGTGGAGGGGGATTTGCGGCGGCTCGTCGAGGAGGGGCGGCTCGAGCGGCTCCGCCTCGGGCATATCGCGGAATGGACCGAGGTGCACGAGGCCCGGGTGAGGCGGGAGTTGGAGGTGATTGCGGCGAAGGACTATGAGAGCTATTTTCTTGTGGTCGCGGATTTGGTTCGATGGGCGAAGGAGCGGATGCTTGTGGGGCCGGGGCGGGGGTCGTCGGCGGGGTCGTTGGTTTGTTATTTGCTGCGGATTACTGAGGTGAACCCGCTCGATCACGATTTGCTATTCGAGCGATTCATCGACTTGAATCGGTCGGATTTGCCCGATATTGATATTGATTTTAGTGATACGAAACGCGACATGGTGTTCGAGTATTTAGCCGAGCGATATGGGCGGCGAAATGTGGCGCGGATCGGTAATGTGTCCACGTTAAAGGCCCGGAGCGTGATTGCGCGGGTGACGGAGCGGCTGGGGATTCCGGAAAAGGAGAAATTTGACGTACTGAATGTGCTTGTGGAGTATTCCTCGGGCGATGCGCGGTATGGGCACGCACTCGAGGACACCCTCTCGCAAACTGACCCCGGGCGGCGGTTTGCCGCGAAGTACCCAGAGGCGGCGGTGATGTTTGAGCTCGAGAATCACGCCTCACATACGTCGGTGCATGCGGCCGGGGTGATCGTGTGTAATGATGCGATTGCGGACTATTGCACCGTGGGCCCGGACGGCGTGGCGCACCTTGATAAGCCGGACACGGAGCGACTCAATCTGTTGAAAATTGATGCGCTCGGGCTCCGGACCCTCGGCGTGATCGAGGATGCGGGAGTGGTGACGGGGGATCAGTTGTATGCACTCCAACTGAACGATCCGGAGGTGTTCCGGGTATTTAATGAGCGGCGCTATTCCGGCATCTTCCAATTCGAGGGTCATGCCCAGCGACAGGTAGCCGCCGAGATTCGCATCGACAACTTCCGCACCATCGACCACATCACCGCTCTCGCCCGCCCCGGCCCCCTCGGCGGCGGCGCCTCGCAACGCTACATCGAGCGCGCAGCGGGCCGCGAAGCCGTTACATTTCGCCACCCTTCGATGTCGGAGTATCTAGCGAAAACAATGGGCGTCGTATTGTATCAAGAACAGGTGATGCGGATATGTTTCGAGATCGGAAAGTTTGATTGGAAGGTTGTTAGCGAGATTCGCAAAGCGATGTCCGCCTCCAAGGGCAAGGAGTATTTCGACCGGCGCGGCGACGAGTTTATGCGCGGGGCCGCATCGCTCGGTATCCCGGAGGGGGATGCCGCGGTCATATGGAATGAGATCTGTACGTTTGGCGGTTGGGGGATGAACGCGAGCCACACCGTGTCGTATTCCGTAATCAGTTATTGGTGCGGATGGATGAAGCGGTATCACCCGCTCGAATACACCGCGGCGTGTTTGCGGAATGCGAAGGACGAGGCGCAAGCCTACGACATATTGCGCGAGGCTGTCGAGGGCGGCTTGGAGTATGTTGCGTTTGATGTTGAGCGGAGCGGCGTGGATTGGTCGGTCGAGGGCGGCGAGCTGATTGGCGGGTTTATGAATCTCGTGGGGTATGGGCCCGCGAAAGCGGTTGCGGCCGTGGAGGCGCGGCGCCTCGGGAAACTTGACCGAGAGAAAATCGCGAAGGCTACGGTGCGATTCGCCGAGTTGTACCCGCTGTGGACGAAGTATCGCGAACTGTACCGAGACCCAGAACGATATGGATGCCGCGCGGGGTCGATTGTTTCGAGGTTTGACGATATGCCGCCGAGAGGGGATGTGCTGTCGGTGTGCCGGGTGATTCGAAAGGAGTTGAGGGATGAGAATGAGGTGAGGAGGATACAAAAACGCGATGGCCGCCGCATGTCGGGGCAAACGCTCTTTCTCGACGTTATCGTGACGGATGACACCGGGATTCCGATCCGGCTCCGGGTCGATCGGCGGCGATTCGAGCCGCTCGGGAGGATCGCGGCGGAGAGGTTACAACCGGACGATGAGCTATTGGTGAGGGGGTCGAGAATCCCGAACTTCGCAATGATACAGGTGGAGCGGATGCGGTGTTTGAATCGGGAGGGGCTGCTGGATGCGTAAACCAGAACAAAGGTTATGGGACCGGATGCGGGAGCACGTTGGCCGCGAGGTGCGGCTCGAGCGGGTGGAGAATGTGATGACGGTGGGGATGCCCGATGTGTTGAGTTGTGCGGGCGGGAATGTTGTTTGGGTCGAGTTGAAAGCGGTCGAGGAGCCGCCCGCGAGGATCGAGACGAGAGTGCTTGGGACGAAGGGTTTGAGCCGCGAACAGCGCAACTGGCACTACGATTGGCGCCGCGTCGGGGGCTCGAGCGTGATTCTAGTCGGGGTGGGGCCGCGGTTTATATACCTGCTCGACGGGGCGCACGCCGACACAATTAACAATTACAACCTCGGTGAGCTCCGCTCCCACGCGCTCGCGCTCGATTGGGACGGGTTGGTTGGGGTATTGAAAGGGGCGGGGAAATGAAAACGAAACCCATGGCGCATCAACTCGAGGCCCTCCGACGGCTGCAAGGCCGCGACGCATATGCGCTCTTCATGGAACAGGGAACGGGGAAAACATGGACGTTGCTCGCTGACGCCGAGCGGTTGTATGCGGCGGGGCGGATTGATGGGGTGTTGGTTGTGGCGCCGAAAGGGGTGCACCTAAACTGGATCAACCGCGAAATCCCCACTCACCTCAACGCACCGACCGTCGCGGCGGCTTGGCGCTCGGGAGCGAACCGCAAGCAACTCGCCGCGCTCGAGCGGTTATTCGAGCCGCGGGAGGAGGGCGAGATCCCGCCTTTGAGGGTGTTGGCGGTGAACATCGAGGCGCTCATAACAGATGCTGGGTATGCGATGGCGCGGAGGTTTTTGGGGGCGGTGAGGGCGATGATGATTGTGGATGAGTCGAGCCGCATCAAGAACCCGGATGCGCGGCGGACGAAAAATGTTATGTCGCTGAGGCCGTTTGCGGAGTATGCGCGGGTGGCGACGGGGACCCCGATCACGAATGCGCCGGTGGATGTGTTTGCGCAGATGGAATTCCTCGAAAGCAGCCTTTTGGGCACGACGAGCTATCGGGCTTTTGTCGCGGAGTATGCCGAGTTGGTACCGGCCGGACATCCGCTCATGCGACAACTCGCGCAACGAAACCCCCGAGCCGCCGCGGCGCAAATAATCGCCCGGAATGAGGATGGGTCGCCGCGTTGGCGAAATCTCGATCGATTACAACAGTTGCTCGAGCCACATTCGTTTCGGGTACTGAAGCGGGATTGCCTCGATTTGCCCGAGAAAATCTACAAAACGCATTACTTTGAGATGTCCTCGGCGCAATCTCGCGCCTATCGACTAATGCGCGAGGAGTTGCGGCTCGAGTTGGAGGGCGAGGCGGCGCTCGTCGTGACGCAACTCGGCTCAATGATCAAACTACAACAAATCACCTCCAACTTCGCTATCCCACCGGGCGGCGGCTCCCCGATCTACATCTCCGAGGACAACCCGCGGCTCGCCGCGCTCCTCGGCTTATTCGAGGACATCGAGGGCTCGGTGATCGTTTGGGCGAGGTTCCGCGAGGAGTTGTCGGCGATCGCTCGGGCGCTCCGGGCGGCGAAGATCGAGTTTGTGGAATATCACGGCGGCATCTCTCAGCCCGCTCGCGAGGAGGCTGTCGACAAGTTTCAATCCGGCCGCGCGCAAGTGTTCCTCGGCCAACCCCAATCGGGCGGCATCGGCCTCACCCTCACCGCAGCGGAAACAGTCGTGTACTTTAGCAACGATTTCAATCTCGAAACCCGGCTCCAATCCGAGGACCGAGCGCACCGAATCGGAACCCGGCGCAACGTCCTGTACATCGACATCGTGGCCGAGGGCACGCTCGACGAGGCGATTGCGCGGGCGCTACAACGTAAAACGAATGTGGCCGCCGCGATCCTTGGGGATTTGGCGAGTGGGGAAATCGAGCGATAATCGCCTGACCAACTTAGAACGGAGAATGGAAAATGAGTGAACCGAAAAAGCGCCCGCGAGTGTACGCGCCGCAACAACCATCACGCTACGACACAGCGACGCGGCTTTGGGTCCCGACGATCAATCTGAGGGCGGCGGAGTCTTGGGGCGAGGTGGTGGTTGTGTTGCCGCCGAATGCGAACCGGCTGCACACAGCTCCGCTAGTCGCTGCGCTTAAGGAGCGAATGAGCTCGTATGGAGAGCACGACTACATCGTGGCAGTGGGCGATCCGTCGTTGATCGCGGCCGCGGCTTGTATCGCGGCGAGGGCGACGGGCGGGGTGGTGAGGATGTTGAAGTGGGAGCGGATGAGCGCGCAGTATATCCCGGTGGAGATAGTGATATGAGCGATTTGCAACGGATCGTGACGTTGGCGCGGATTTTCGTGGCGCAGCGCGAACAGGTCGAGCGCCTCGAGGAGCAACTCGCCGAGGCGAAAGCGGAGGCGCGGAAACTCGAGACGGAGGATTTGCCCGAGTTGATGCGGGAGGTGGGGCTGGCGCGGTTTGAGCTCGAGGATGGGAGCGTGATCGATGTGGTGGATGATGTCGAGTGCTCGGTCAGCGAGGAGCGCCGCGCGGCGGCTATGGGGTGGCTCGAGGCGAATGGGTTTGGCGGGTTGATTAAGACTGAGGTGATTGTGCGCTTTGGTAAAGGAGAACACGACGCGGCGCAACGCTGCGCCGAGGAGACGGGCGGCGAGGCCCGCGAAACGATCCACCCCTCGACGCTAAAGGCCTTCGTGAAGGAGCAATTAGCCGCGGGCCGTCCCGTCCCATTCGACACATTCGGCATCCGACCCTTCAGCCGCGCGAAAATAAAGCCGCCGCGGGGCAAATAACAATTCTCCCGAGGGATTCTCGCCGCGCGAATCCCTCGGGCCTTTAGATCCCGCGCGGCAACTTTCAAACCGAGGTGCCACAATGGCCAATAAGCAACTTAAAACTGTATCACCCGAACCCAAACCCACCTCCACCGCTCTCGCGAATCCGGCGCTCGATTTCGCCGCCGACGCCGGAGCGGGGATGGAGGGGGCTGGGTCAGAATCCTTCGCTATTCCGTTTTTGAATGTGCTACAAAAGGGCTCCCCACAAGTGGACGAGGCCTCGGGCGCAGCGATCGAAGGGGCGCGGGCGGGGATGTTGTACGAGAATGTGACGGGGCGGCTGTACGATGGCCGCGAGGGGGTGCTGATAGTGCCTTGTGCGTATAGGCGGGTGTTCCTGCGCTGGGGGCCGAAATCGGGCGAGGGCGGCGGAGGGTTTCGCGGCGAGATGTCGCCCGAGGCGGTTGCCGGGATGCGCGGCCGGGGGCAAATCGTCGAGTTGGATGGGCGGTTGTATGTGCCGCTCGAGGATGGGACGGTGCACGAAAAGCGTTGCGACGCGATCCGGGACACCCGGAATCATTACGTCTTGGTGATTGACCCGGCGACGGGCGGCTGGACGGAGGCGCTGCTCTCGTTGCGCTCGACGCAAATCAAGAAAAGCAAAATGCTGATGTCGATGCTCGCCTCGGTGAAAGTCAGCGGGGCGGCGGGGCTCGTGACGCCGCCGACGTTTGCGAACCTTGTGCGCATTTCGACCACCCCGGAGAGCAACGACGAGGGCACGTGGTTTGGGGTCCGATTCGAGGCCGCGGGGCTCGTCGATCGAGCGGAGGTGTATGCGGCGGCTAAGGCCTTCCACGCGAATGTGGCGAAGGGGGCTGTGGAGACTCGATATGAGGAGGATGGAGGAGTAGAATCGACGCGTGCGGCCGGTGGCTTTTAAGGTTGTCTCCTGCTGCTAGTCTTCCCCTAGCAGTTTGGGCGCCCGTTGCGGCGCCCGTTTTTTTGCGCGGCCGCTAGATCAGGGCGCACTCCGCCTCGCGGCGCCGAACCAACCCGGGCAAAACCCTTCCGCCGCCCCTCGTCCATCGGCGCAGCTCGTGCCGCGCGGCTTCCCAGTTGCGCTCGTTCACGCGGCGCCGGAGCGTGGATGTTTGTAGCCGCCCGACGCCCAAGTTGTAGGCAAAATCCACAAGCGCATTTAAGCGCCTAGAATCGCCGATCACCACCGGACAAGCCCTTATAACCCCCGGCGCATAAACGCGGCGGAGCGATTGAATTAACAGCTCCTCGGCATATTCCCGCGTGATCGAGGGGTCGTGCTTGGTGACTGGGTCGCCGCCCGGGTATTGGGTTGATCCGTAGCCGATAGTCCAAACCCCCGCCGGGCACAAATAAGGCCGCGCAGAGAATCCCTCGAACTCACGACACAGCGCCGCGGCCAACTCGAGGTTCAAGCCAAACCTCGTTGTTTCAATGTCCGATCCAAAAACCAATAATTAAAGGTTGCCGAAACGAGCGCCGCGAAATCCGGCGACATAATCATTCGGAACACCTCCCTGACCGGGAGGCCCTCGGCGTGCGCAATGACCGCGAACCAAATGTGCGACGCCGACCAAATCGCCAATATCCAATACGTTACAACGGGCCGAACCGATGCGGATAGCGATGCCACCCAGCCTCCAGCAGCCTTAGCCATCTCGGTTTGCGAATTGATCGCAGCCTCAAACGCCGCCATCACCCCGCTATCGATCGCCTTATCACGCTCCGCCCCAATCTCGGCCAACTTCATCTCGCCGCGCACTTGCTCCAACTCGCACTGCCGACTGAACATCGCCATCTCGTGCGCCCGCTCGTTTTTCCGATCCAAGAACTTGAGCACCTCGGGCGCTAACCGAAACAACCCGCCAAAGATCGTCCCAAAGATGCCGCCGCCGATAAGGTCTAACATGTTACTTGTCGGCTTTCGATTCGAGGCGATCGAAGATCTTTTGCAACATGTCCTTGACCTCTTGGAGATCCTCTTTGTAATCGGCTTTTAGAACATAGTTGTGCGGCAACTCTTTTTCCAAATCGCTCAGGTCGCGTTGCAGCCGCTGTTGCGCTTCCCATAAGATCCGCAACCACCATCCCGCGGCCGCGCATGCAACAGAGATCCCAAGGTTGATAATGGTTTGCGAATCCATGTGTCTATTCCGGTTTGATTGGCCAATCGATTTCGGCGGGAAACCCCGGTTGATTTGGCAGGTCACGCAGAGCTTGTCGGTAGGCGGTCCATGCGGCTTGCTCCTCGGGCGACATCGCCGCCCATCGATCCGAGAGCATTCGCACGTCGGACTCTTGCAGCATCGCGTTGCGCATAAATCGGGCCCGCTGCCCCTCGAGCTCAAGATTGCGCTCGGGCCGCAAGAATTCACCATCAGCGTACAACCAACCCGGCTCAATCTCATCGTTGCACTCGACCCAACCGTGCTCCGCGGCTACGTCCGCCGCGGCTTCGACAATATTGGTAACCGTTCCATCATGAATCACTGCGCATCTCATGCTTTCGCTCCATTTACCATGAATACACGCGGCACAACCCGTTGCCGCCCGCGCCGCCCGCGCCGCTCCCGGGGCCACCGCTAAGTTGCCCGCCGCATCCGCCTCCTCCGCCTCCGCCAGCTATGCCGCCCTTACCTCCTGCGCCTCCGGCTAATGTGAGGTTGAATGCAGAGGCAGATGTGAATGTTGGAAGGGTAGTGGCTGTCCCAGTCACATGATTGGTATTTTGCGACCTAAAACCTATGTATGACGATCCCGTCCAAAGCAATCCGCCGCCAACTGCCGCCCAGCCGCCGATTGATGTCCAAGAAATCCCGTTAGACGATGAATAAAAGTTTCCAGCGATTTCTGCTACAAACAACGAGTTTACATAAAACAATGACCCTTCTGAGCTAGAGAAAAGTGTGGTGCCGGTGATATCAGCGAACGTAACGCCGTGATTGGTCGAATATTTGGCGCGTGGCGTATTGCTATGCGTAAACACTACAGTCCCAGACCCATTGCTTACAACGTCGTATGCCGTCGCCACGCCTGATAGGCCGCTAGGTGTTGACCACGTCGAGCCGTCCGGCGAATAAACGACATAAGGCGCGGCATCTGACGTCACAATATAATTTGTTCCGCTCCACGCAAAACCGCGTAGGGTTGCGCTCCGGGCAAATGGCAACTCCCATCGCGTCCACGACGTGAGATTGGTCGACATCCAAAGGCCATTATTATGGAGCATATTGAATGTGTTGAAGTATGTTCCTAGAACAAAATACCGGCCATTCAAATAATAAACCGACCGGATCACTGTGCGCTCGGGCAACCCAGTAACAGCTGTAAATGTGGAGAAATCAGTTGTTGTCTTAACTTCTAACCCATTTATATTGAAGACGACAAATTTAGATCCATCCCATAACATATAAGCAACATCGGTATCTTGCGGCGCAATGATCGTGTGTCCTGTGGCGCCGTCGGGAGTGGTTAAAATGTAATTTGTCGGGTAATAAGGCGCAGTCCCATAACTTTCATTCCTCAAAACCGCGGCGTACACAGACCCGTTATAACAAGCCGTCTTTCTCGCGGCCCCTAACGACCAAGTTGTGCCGAAAATGCCGCCAGTCCCGCCTCCGCCTCCGCCTTGACGAAAGCCGCCGTTTTGTCCTTTTCCGCCGCCGAGCCCGAATCCCGGGCCGCGGGCACTTATATATTCATATGTCCCGCCGTGACCCCCGGTTACGATCCAAACATTTGCCGCATCAGTAGTCTGTCCGCCGCTACTGCCGCCGCCGCCGCCGCCTTGGAAGGAGTTGCCGCCCTCAGGGAGGGCGCCAGGGCTGTTATTAACAACCCCGCCGCCGCCCGTGCCGCCGCCATATCCGCTGGACCTAGAATTGATATCAGAACCCAACAACGCTGACGCAACACTTGGCATTGTCGCGCCAAACCCGCCATAATACCCGAACGTTGTGCCTGCATACATGGAATTCGGCTGACCATAGTCACCCAAAGCACCTCCGCCCATCCCGGGTGTAGATGGAATAGCAGTGCTGGCTTGCCCGCCTTGACCATAATAGCCGCCATACGCATGTAAATGCCAGCCAAAACTTGTATTCCCGCCAGCCACACCGTTATTTCCAAAATCATTGGCATAAACAGGAGCGCCTCCTGCACCGCCTGCGCCAATCGTTACTGTGACTGAGCTTGGAAGGTCCGATGCCTTAAACACCCGCGACGTGTATGCGCCGCCGCCGCCTCCGGCGCCTGCCGCCCTGGCGTTGGCCCGTCTGCCCGAGCCGCCTCCGCCTCCGGCGCCCCAAGCCTCAACCATAACAAAGTTGGCACCAGCAGGCTTAGTCCATGTGCCGGAGGAGGTGAACTCTTGAAAATTCGCGCCCGATGGTAAAGCTGACCAATTTGGCGCGGCGCCCGCGCCTTGTGAAGTAAGGACATGCCCCGATGTCCCGGGCGAAAGCATCGCTGTGTCGCCTGTATCAGCCTGATAAGGGATCGAGCCTGTTACGCCGCCCGACAAATCGCCGATAGTCTGTCCAGCGGCGAAGGTGATCGCCCCGGTCATCGTCCCGCCCGACAAGCTCAGGTAACTCCCCGCCGGCAAATACGTCGCGAGCCAAGCCGACCCGTTGTACACGCGCATCTCGTTGGCGGTGGTGTTGAAGTAGAGTGCGCCAGTGATTAGCGCATTCCCATCATTATCGGTCGATGGGTCGCTCGCCTTCGCACCCAAAAACCGATCATCAAACGCATCATAACTCGCCGCCGCCGCCGAGGCGCTCGAGGCCGCATTGCTCGCGGAGGTGCTCGCGGCGGATTCACTCGCGGCCGCATTGCTCGCGGAGGTGCTAGCCGCCGAGGCGCTCGACGATGCCGCCGAGGCGCTCGACGAGGCGGCATTCGCATAATGTTTCGCGCTGTACTCTGTCCCGTCCACCGTCGAGCCGGTTTGCGTCGCCCATTCTTTTGCGGACCCGGCCGGAACCGCGGACCCAACCGCGTATTCCTTCGCACTGTATTCGCCGCCAGAAACGGTCGAGCCGGTTTGCGTCGCCCAATCCTCAGCTAGCGACAAAGCATCTTGCACCTCAACCCCCAAGGCATTCGCCTCGGTCGCAAAATCCGGCAACGCCGCAAGAAACGTATCAGCGCGGGTCGCAAAATTCGCCGGGTCATCCCGGGTCGGCGGTGTTGGTAGCGGTGTGATAGCCATCTTAAGTCAACCCCTCAATTTCCATACGACACAAGGAGCGTGTCGGGTAAGCAATATCAATCGCAAAATCGCGATAAAACCCATAAACAATCAGCGGACTATAGTCCGTGCTGTCCGATCCAATGTACACACTAGGCACAGCGCGAACATCGGTTAAAAGTTTCTGCACATGCCGCAACTGGGTATTATCGAGGAGAAACGACGCCGACATGCGGCGGCTGAATGCGCGCTCGACGAACGTTGTTATGCCGGTGGCGGGGTCGGTCTGCTTTATAGAATAGTCAATGATCCCGATCGAGGCGCCTTGCTCGGTGCCATATGCGCCGAGCACATACTCGACCCCATACAAAAATTCCCCAACCCCCACGGCCCCCGAACTTGTAACAGTAACGGATATTTCTGCCGTCAGATACAGCGGCAGCCCCGTCACAATCAATTCTGTTAGCGGCTCGAACGGGGAGAAAAAATACTCATACCAATCGTCAATCCCCGCCGTGCTGCCCTCGAGCGAATACGTTTGATCAAACAACGGAGGGCTCGCCCCCGCATCCGTCACAACCACTTGAACCTCGGTCCCGATAAGGCCTAACAGAGCGATCGAATCCACGAAATTCGGCGAGGGCGCAATCGTTATAGTAAGCGAATTGGTTGCGGAGGTTACTGTTGAGACCTGCCGATCGAACGCCGCGCATTTATTACACACCCCCAAATCGGTCCACTTCGTGGCGTCGGTCCCGGGGGTGTAGGTGTTAGTGTTGACGAGAGAAATCCAAATATGATAAACAGTATAAGCGCCATAACTTACCGGGTACAGCACCTTTGCGTCTTTAGAATACGACGAACCGCTAGTCCAAACCGGCGTGGGCTCGGGCGCATTATTAAACACAACCATCGACGGATCATATGGCGCGGGCTTTATCAGCTTCATACAACCACCGTGTCGAGAGGTTGATCGGCGTCGGTCTTAACGGTTAGCCCGCGAACATCCCAGTTGTCTTGGAGGCGAGCCATCTTCGAGGTGCTAATCGCGGTGGATCGTGTCTCGGCTCGCATTAATGTTACCTCGTCGCGCAGCGAGCGAATCTCCGCCGCGACAACATTCTCCCCGCCCACAGCCGGGTTGTATTGCGCGGGGACAACTGCTTCGCCGCGATGGAGCATTGCGACCATGTCTTGCGGGACAAAGTTGGTTCCGGTCGCTAGAGTTGGCATCCCGCCGGTGCCCGGCGAGCGCCCCTCGCCCACAGCCACCGCTTCCGCCTCCGCGACAACTTGCGTGAGTTTGGACTTTGCGATGGCGTCGGAGAGCGCCGCGGCAAGATTGGAATCGAGGAGGGCGATGGCCTCGGATGGGGAGGCCTTTTGCGTGTAGTCGTAGGTGGCTGGGGCGGTAACGTCGCCGAACCGTTGTCCATTCGAGAGGGTTCCGCCCGCGAAGGCGCCGCCCTTATTTTTTCCGCTCGATTCGAGCCCAGCGTAAAACTGGGTAACAGTGATCCCGGTCCCGGCGAGGGCGGAGTTGATCGAGGCGAGGGTGCCTGAGATGGCGGCTTTTACATCGTTGGAGGCGATTTCGCCGCCTGACGGACCGCCTACAAAGTTCACCGCGCCCGTCGATGGGTTTACATCGTAACGTCCGCCCGCTCTCGTTTCTCCGCCGTCGAGGGCTTTCGCGAGGAGATATGCCCCAGCTAAAACCGCAGCCACAGGAGCCGCCGCCGCTAAGGCCCCGGATACCCCGGACGCAGCCCCTCCGGCCGCTGCTGCCGCCGCGCCAGCGCCTTCCCCAAGAACCGCGAGCCCGCCCAACTCGGCCGCTCCGGCCGCCCCGGCTGCTGCCGCCGCACCAGCTGCCCCGGCTGCTGCTGCCGCTCCGCCTCCGGCCGCGACAATCGGGGCCGCAGCGGGAGCCGCGGAGCCGAGCCCGATCGAAGTCATTATTGAGCTCACGACGCTACGCACAGCGGTTGTGATCGGCGCGGTAAGGGCGGTGATCCCTTGCGAGATGCCGTCCATGAAGGGTTTGATGATCGACTCAGCCACAAAAGCCTTGAACCGATTGCGTAACACATCGAGCAAATTATCAAAAAACCCTTTCCCTGATTCAAACCCGCGCATCAGCGCGTCGGTAAGGCCCTTGGATAATTCGTCAGTGGTTTTCTTCCATTCGGTCGCCGAATCCTTAGCGATTTGAACGTGGATGCCCTCTTGCTTAAGCGCCGCGAGATTGCGCAAACCGGCGGCTTGTTGTCGGTATTGCTCCGCAACCTCAGCGTCAAAATCCGCCTCGAGCGCCAACTGTGCCGCGCGATCCGCCGAGGCTGCGCGCTCCTCGAGTTTGGCGATTTCGAGCAACTGAATCTCGGTTTTGCTCGCACCATACATCACGTTGGCTTCGGCTTGTTTAATGATCTCGGCGTCGAGCGCGAGTGTGCCCTTGGTGAGCTCGGTGACCGAGGAGGATCGAGCTTTTGCGTAGGACAGCGTTGCGGCCTCCGAGGCCTTCATCGTGGCGCTTAGATCCTTTTCTGAGATCATCTGCTCAAGCATCGTGCCGATCTCCGCCCGCCGCTCCTCGGTCATTCCGCCGAGCGCCGCCGAGTATTGCTCGAGGATTTTGAGTGCGGCTTTTTGCCCTTCGGTTAGCCCGGAGAGCGTGCCTGTCTCGGAGGATGTGGCAGCGATGTTTGCTTGGATTTCGGCGGTGAGCTTCTTGTATTGCTTTTCTTGTTCCTCGGCGGCTTTTTTCGCATCGTCGCGCTTCTTGGCTTCTTCCTCGAGCGCAATGTTGGCGCGGAGAATCTCGACAATCTCGAGCTTTCGCGCCTCGGTTAGCTTCAGCGAGCCGTTTTGAATCTGAATCATTACATCGAGCGCCGACCGTTGCGCCGCGGTTAGTTTGCCGTTGTTCGCCTCCTCGAGCAACATCTCGGCATTTTGTTCGCGGAGCTTCTCGATCAACTTCTTGTATGCTTCCTCTTGCTTTTTGATTTCCTCAATCTGCTCTTTTGTGAGCGCCACTGCGCGCTCTTGCGCCGGGGAGGCATTCGCCTCCATAAACGCGGCTCGCTGCACCTCGGTTTCGTAGACTGATTTGGTTGCGGCCTCGGCTCGCTTATTCTCAGCAACCATCGCCGAAATCGCATTCACCGCCGGGATCGCCGCCGCCGTGATACCCATAATGGCGAGCGCCACCGGGTTGGCTAAGAATGCCGCGGAGAGCGCCACAACGCCAGCCGTGAGCGCGGCCACTGCAGCCGTTATCGCCGGGAGCGCCGCGATTAGGGCGCCGCCGGTGAAGATCCCAGCCCAAATCAGGAGTTGCGTGCGGTTGGCGTCAATCGCATTTCCGAGCGCCACCACCCCATTCCCCATCGACTCCACTGCGCTCGTCAACCCGCGCACCGATTCCACGAGAGCGGCGCCGAATAGGCCTTGCGAGATTTTCAAAAAAGTCTGATCCCACGTATCCGCCAAATTACTAATCGCGCCATCCAGTGTCTTGGCTCGGGTTTCCATCGCCCCGGCAAAATCCACATCCCCAATCCGCCGCAAATACGCTTCGATCTCAGCGGCATTCTTGCCGATCGTTTCGCTGACGCCGCGGAATGTTAGTGTGACACGGTCGCCTTCGCTCGAGGCCTTGATGCCGAACTCTTTGAGCCGCTCGAATTCGCCGGTGGCGGCGTCGGCCACCGCCTCGATCATCTGGTTGAGGGATTTGCCCATTGCCGAGGCGGTGTTTCCGTAACTGCGGAGCGCCTCCTCGGATGGATCGAGCCCGAGCGCTTTGAGCTTGGTGAATGCGCCGGTGACCTCGGCGAGCGAATAGGGGGTGTTGGCGGCGAAGGTTTTGATCCACGCGAAGTTGATCTCTGCGGCCCGGGCCGATCCGGTTACAGTGATCAGACTCGAATTCAACACATCGAACTCGCGCTGTACCTCGATCACCTTTCCAACAAACGACTGAACCGAGAACCCCGCCGCGAACGCCGTCAGCGCGGCCCCGGCCGTCTTGATGCTTTTCTCGACCGAGCCCATGGAATCCTCGACGGTCGATTGCACGCGCTTCATGTCCTGTTGTAACCGGACAATGTTCGCCGCCATCTCAATCGTCAATGTCCCAACGGTGTTCATCGTTTGCGTGCCTGTAACATGAGCCGAAACTGATCGGAGATTTTCTTGCTAACAACAGCCCTATCAAACATGTTCACCGGGTCGCCATAGGGCGGCGCGCAATCCGGCTTTTCACTTCGCGCCAGTTGGTCTAAGTATGCCCGAGACATATGCCGCAAAATCGCGAATTCCCACGGCTGCAGATCGATCCCCAACCCACGAGCCCAAGCGTCAATCTCCCCCGCCGACAACGCCACATACCCATTAGGCGTCCCAGCGCACATCCCCAAATCAAGCCAATACGCAAGCAAATACTCCTCCCCATCGAGCGGAGGATACAGGGGCTTGCCGCCGCGGTCGAGGATGTCTTGGGCGCGGGTGCGCGGCTCGGATTTAGCCCCGGCCACAGCCGATCCGCGCGGCTCGCGTGGAACAGTGTTAAACCAAGCAACTTGCCGCGCATACAGCGTTAATCCTTCGCCGAGGGTTGTGTAAAATTTGCCCAGTCGCCGATCGCCTTATTCACCTGCTCGGTGATAAAGCCGATGCCGGCGTCCATGTAGGCTTGCTTGAACATCTCGGTCCCGGTGAAATCCTTGTATACAAAATTGTTAAAAGACACAGTACACGCAGCGAGAAACTCCGCGTCTAATTCGCGTTGCTCGCCGTCTTTCATCTTCTTCCCGCCCTTTTTAACAAATTCCAATACAGCGCGATTCCTGACGCCTTGCGCACGCTGAAAAGGCCGCGAACCCGGCCCATACACCGTTATCGAGAGTGGATCGCCCGTATCATTCGCTAGCGGCTCCCCGTCCGGAGTTTCCAGCTCGATAATAGTGGTTTCATTAACAGCCAACTTCGATATATCAAACATAACAATACAATCCTTTCGCGGGTTTTTATTGCCCGTGCCCGGCGCCCGTTGACCCCGCGAAAGGTCAGGCGGACGACGGGTCGGTGCTCGGGGCGCCTCAGCGCGAGGCATTAAGATGCGAGAGATTCAACGATACCAACGCCAGCCGAATTCACCGTCAACTCGAGCGTACAGGTGGCAGTTGTGATCGAATCGACCGAACCAACATTCACCTTCCAGGTCATCACCTTGGCGCGGAAATAATACTTGTCGCCATTTTGCGTCGTGACCTTGAATGAATAATCCGTATCAGCGAGCGCCGCGGCCTTCATGATAATTTGACCGGCATCGTCGGTGTCAAGCCCGAGTGTTAGGGCCATCGAGCCTTCGTTGAAGGAGCCTTTGAACTTTTGCGTGCCGCGGGTGCCAACTGGGTTGTGAGTCACGAGCGCAAATTCGCGGCCGAACTCGCCCATGTCGGTGATTTCGCCGACGAGCGCCGGAGCCGGGGAGGCATTAAACAGCGTGTTATAGCCCGATGCGTCGAATGTCGCCGGAGCCGAGGATGTCACCCGGAGGGTGGAGCCAGCAGAGGTTGCTACAGTCATGGTTGTTTCCTTTTACAAAAAAGTTTCACTCATAGTATCGGAGCACATAGTCAGCGGATTGCGTCCAGATTCCCAAATCATTATCCTTCTCCACAACCCCCGCAACGCCGAGCCTACAACTGATGATTGTTTTTCCGGCGATGACAATATTATGTCGGAAATCCAAAAGTGCGCGCAAAGCACTGTGAATGCTTTTTACGGTCGCAATATCTCGGGCTAGCGGATTCAACTGCACCCGCGCCACAGACTCTTGCCGCTCGGTGGCGTAATTTAAGTGTGGGGCCGGGGTATTGGTAACCACTTGATAAACGAGGGCCGGATAGGCGGTGTTCTGCGGCAACTGACTCAAGGCACGACGCGAACCGACGAGCGCCGTGATGGAGGCGTCGGAGAGCCAAGTTGATACGATTTGTTCTGCGCTCATGGCATGCTCCAGATCTTTTGCGCCTCGGCAATAATCCTATCGTGAATATATTTCCGCATCGCCTCAATCGACTCTTTTTGATAGCCATCGAACGCCCGCCGCATATAGCCGATTGGCCGAATGCCGGGGTGAATGGCGGAGGCCCGCGCGATCCGCGAGCCGGTGCGCGAGGGGAATGAGAGGGGCTTGCGCTTTTCGGTCGAGACTTTTCCCTTTTTCGTGGCGCCGATCTTATAGGGGCGGCGAACGCTTTTGCCACCGCCGACGTAATAAGACGCTGTCCCAAATTCGAGCATATGCGCGTAGAATGCCTTTGCGTCGCCGGCACGAACCTTTGCAATACCGACGCCGCGACGCACATCGGTCGAGGATTTGATCGAGCGGGCTAAATCCTTCTTATCCGACACAAAGTTGCGGGCCTCGTCCCGAAACACATTCACCCCCGCCCGCAAGCCGCCGCGCATAATGTTGCGCTCGAATCGCACAGGGAACTCTTGAAGGGCGGCGTACAACTCGGATAGACCTTGCGCCTCAAACTCAAGTGCCATCGATGGAGCCCTCGGTGCAATCGAACACTAGCTGCTTGTTGTCCTCGTCGGGATTGCTAACGGAGATGATGTTAAATATCCTCGACCCATACAAAATCCTCCACGCATCCACCGTTTGCGGCGGGAGGAGCGCGGCGGAGTATCGCGTTGTGATTTTGTACAGCGATTCAGAGTTGACAACGAGGGTTTGCATCGATTCCTTCGAGCGCAGCGCCCTGATATGTGCCCAGACGGTCGCAACCGTTACCCAGCTGTCTGTCGGTTGCCCATAGGCGTCGAGCGTAGAGCTGGGGCGCTGAATGGTGATGCGTTGATTGAGCCGTCCGATCCTCATCGCCCTACACGCCCATTTTGATTCGATAAGGCATCAATAAATACTCGGTCGCCATCGGTACTTCGGTCACGATATTAGCAACATTGATCGCTTCGCGGTTTTCATAAAGATGCCCGATCAACATTAACATTCCGCGCTGAATCGCCACCGGAACATTGTACATCGTCGGGCTTCCCGCATCCATCCCAGCCGACATCGTGATTGTGATCGCGTTCACGCGAGCCTTAGTTGCAGGCCACGGCTCGGTGGGTTGAAGCCGCGCGGGTCGATCATACGGATCAAGCAAGTATTTCGTAGACGAGAGGGTTTGTGTGGCGCCGTCCGGGTCGATGTAGCTCACAGAGGTAATCGAGCGCACAGGCCATATCCCCAAATCGATCTCATCCTCCGGAAACTCGTCAAGCGTTAACAGATAAGTCTGCTCCACGAGCCCGAGGCCGGTGAAGGCCTCGGCGCTTTGTCGCGCGGCAGTGATCAGCGCCGTCACCAACGCATCATCAGGATGCGTCGGCGGCGATCCGCTCGTGTCCAACCGGAGATGGAGCCGCGCTTGAGCCAGCGTGATCGGCTCGGCCGCGACATCGTTCAATGGAGTCAATTTCATCTTTTATCCCTCAGCGCCGCGTATGCCTCCGCGGCTTTATCGCCAACCCACATCCGGAGTATTTCGCCCGAGGCATCCACATCGCCAACGAACCCACGATTATGCCCCGATCCGATCCCGGCTCGCCCTGGCAACCCTTTCATCCCAATAACCGATCGCCCATAGAATAGTCTGTGCGCGATGAATTTCTGATAAAGCAAAATGTCATAAAATGTTTCTTGCCTCGAGACAATCGCCCGGAACAACGCGAGCGCCGCCCCGCGCATCGCCGTCGAGCAAAGGCTAGCATGCTTTACATTGCCCATGTCGCGGTATCGCCTCGAGCCAATGTGATAATAATGGGCGGAGATTTCACCTGCAAGCTCAAATAATCTCAGGTGCGCATCGACAATCTCAAGCCAACCCGGCGCATACCAATCATCATCCTCAATTATCACAACCCGCTCCGAGGCGTCGATTTGCTCGAGCGCGTGGCGAAGGTTTGCGCCTTGCGTATTTTCTCCCGGGCTCCAGTACGGACGGCGCCGATGCACCTCGACAAACCACCCATCCCGACTCAACGAAACAACTTGTGGCTCAGCGCCATCGTCCACAATAACCCAACGCACAGGCCCGCGAAAGGTTTGCGCCGCCATCCACCTCTCGCATAATGCGAACGCCTCGGGCCTTGCGCCAGTTGTCGTCAGTAAGGTCACCCCCTCAGACATTTGATCGCCTCCTCGAGCGACATCCGCTCGAAACAATCCAATGCCGTTTCGCGGCTCGCATTAATTACCCGGACCCCCTCCCGCGTTAAATCCGCCGCGAGAGCAGGGAACTTTGCACGCCACATTTCGTAGGGCTGATGTTGGGTGAGGGTGGGAGGGTGCTGACCGAACCAATGCGCGTCGCCGCGCAACGACGGCCCACAATCAAACCCTAACAACAGGATTTGCGCCGCGCCCCATAAATAGGCGAGATTGATGGCTTGATAGCCGGAGTTGCCGCCTTGATGAATGACGTCGTGGAGCCCGAGCCCGGGCCGGTTTTCACTCCCGATCCGATTCAGGCCGAATCGCTTTGCTGCCCACTCGTCTTGGGTCCAGAGCTCACCTGCAAATCCGCTGAGACGGACCGTTTCGTAGTGGACTTTCCACCACCCACCGTCGCACGCGTAGAGCGCGGCTGCGCTGGGGGCGAGCCGATAGGTGTCATTGATCGCGATTGTCGGTGAATCGGTTTGAGCGATCCTTCGGCAATCTCCCTCGGTAAGACTGGGGCCGCTGGCGAGGATTGTGACAGTGCGCCCGCTCCAACGGCCAGCGGCGCGGTTTGCCTTGGGCTTATGACGACTGTCGGCGAAGGGTTTACAATTTCGATCAACCCCACAGATTCCAACTGATCAGCGAGCAACGCCGGTAGCCGCAAGCGTTGTTTCCTCGATACACCGCCGATCCGCGTGTCACTAAAATGACACAGCGCAATCGCTTCAACAACTTCCATGATCTTTGTCCTTTCGCGGGGGCGCCGACTCGCCTTTGTAGGGCGAGGTGCGCCATTGAGCGTAGCAAAATGCCGCGCGTTGCGCCTCGTCCGGGAAATCTCGCCGAGCCTCTGCATCCGACATACATCGGCTCATGAACTCGGGTTGGCTTTCGGATGGACGGGGCGCTGGCATGGCTTTAGAACGTGCCCTTGATAAATGCGGCTGGGCGGTACACGGTCAGTGCAAGCCGCTCCTCGGCGAGCAACGTGGCCATGTTTTTCTTGAAGTTGTCGCCATCCTCATACGAGATTTGAACGGCGGCATCCATCCGATCCCACACCTGAGCGCCCATCGAGAATGCACCCACTAGGAATGTCCCGGAGGCAATCGAGTTTGTTGCAACAATGCGCTTGCCCCACAGCTGAGGTCCGGCCATCACCATGGGGTTAGCCATGATGTACGTGCCATCGGTCGCTTTCGTGAGCTCGATCGCTTCCCAATCAGCCGGGTTAATCACGATGGCATCCACCGGATACTCGCTCAGGGCGGCTTGCGTGATCGCCTTGCGCAGGGTGTCGATGTCGGTGTCGCCAGTGGCGCCGCGGTTATAGGCGGTGAAGTTGCCCGAGGTGAGCAAGCCGCTGATATTCCCCGAGGCCCCGGAGCCGTTGAGGAGTTGATCCTCCTCCTCGAGCTTCAGACCGTAGGTGAGGCGCCCGTTCACATAACTTTGCAGCTGAGGGGCATCGTCCAGGATCTGACGGGAGACAGGGATAAAGTGAGCCAGCGTGACAACCGGAGCATTCGCCAACGTGAAAGTGATGCCGGACTCGGGCTTGGTCACATTCTCGCGGTTGGGCGAGGAGTACTGAGGACCGGCGTTGTTGGTGAATACATTCTCGCGCGTAAACTGCACGAGATTCGACGCCGTTTGCCCGGTTGGCATAAGGTCGCGGATGGTTAGAACGCGATTTGGGTTGGCGATAATGCCTGGAACGCGCATATCGGCCACGAGCGGCTGATTTTGCCCGGTGGCGTTAACGATAGCGGTCTTGACCTCGATGCGAGCGAACTTGCTGCGGCCCTCGGCCATGTTTTTGAAGGACTCGGATTTGACGAACTGCTCGCCGACCGACTCTTGAGCGCGGGAGGAGGACTCGTGACCTGCGGAAACTTTACGCTCCAGCTCGAGACACTTGTCGGTCAGCTCGGCCGCTTTGGTGCTGAGCTTTTCGATGGCGGATTTGGTTTCGCCTTCGATGCGCTTGGTGGATTCGATTTCGCCGTTGGCTTTCTCCATCCAAGTTTTTAATTCACGCGAGGATTCGAGGAGCCGCGATTGGGTGTCGGCGAGAGCTTTGATTTCAGATAAGTCAGCCATGATTTAGATCCTATAATGATTGAGACGAGATAAGGTTTGCTAGAATTTGGCGTTGTAACTCCTCGGGCAACTCCACTGCTTCGGGATCGCCCCGATCAGCCGAATGCGCAAGCACACGCTTAATTCGGCCAACTGTCGCGGTGGCCAGTCCGCGGGAGAACCCTGCTGCATCACGCAGAAAGGCCTCAACATCCTTTAGCGATTCGACCCGCTCGAGCGCAAATTTTACGCTCGACAGATCCACCCTCGCCATATCATCGGCCGGAAAAGTCACGATGGAGACTTCGGCCAACTCGGAAATGTTTTTAATAATTCGAACAGTATGCCCGTTCATCTCGGAGTATTCCACATCATCCTCCGACAATCGATAACCTATCGACAACCCGTCGATTGTTTCATGCTGCATCGCGGCCTTTATCACGGCGGCATCCGGGTGCCCCGGCGTCAACTCCCCCGTCATTATCAACCCAATGTCGTCCTCTTTGATCGATGTCCATTTGCCAACGGGGATGTCCCACGATTTGTGGTTTATGAACATCTTGGGCATCCGCGCCGCGCCCGAGCTGATTTGCTCGATGACGGATTTGTAGGCCCCCGGCATTATCGTGTCGCGGTATGAATCGATGCCGCCGAACGTCGAGGCATAACCCTCGAATGTCCCCGTGCCGTCGCCTTTCGATGAGGCAAACTTCAGCTGCGCGGTGCCGAGAGCAATGTGCTTGTAGCCGTTCATTTTGGATCCTTTCTGAATTTTTGTGAGCGCCGAGAATCGATGCCCAACGCGTGTGTCCGTCGGTTCATACCCATCCTCCGCCTCTCGATACACCCGAATCAGCGCCGCCGGGTCATCCTCGGTCCCGGTCACCGTAAACGAGGAGTTGGGGATGTTAATTGTCCCATCGCGCTCGATGCGCTCGATGCGGCCGCGAGCGGAGCCGCCCGAGGAGCGCCAACGTACAAAATCCCCTACACCGAGCGAATCAGGCGCGGCCTTAGCGGCTTGGATCTTGTCCCATTCCTTATTTGCCCATGACTTCCCGGGATCGCCTCCCCACAGCGCCCATGCGATCCGGCCCGCACTCGGGTAGCCGTCTTGATTTGGATAAAACCCGGCGCCCTCTTTATCAACCTCGTGCCGGGCGAAATACGAAACCATCCGCCCAATCGTCTCATCCGACAAATCCACCCGGTTCACTATATCCCGAGCCCGAGCCACCCCGACGGCAGTGCCGCCGCGGTTATATTCTTTGCGCCAATCGAGGCCCCGTTGAGCCTCGGTGGCCATTGCGCTAGTTGGCACCGGCATTTTGCGCGCCTCCGGGCAAAGGATTTCCGGGCGAGCCGGGGAGTTTATCGAGTGGGGCAAGGGCGAGTTGCACCGTTAGCAAATCCCCGCCATCCATCGGCGGGAGGTTTTCCATCTGTCGCCATTCATTTCGCGTCATCAATCCGTTTTGCACCGCGGTCGATGCGGCGGTCAGCCGATCCTTAAACGAGCCGCGCAAAATCGCATCGAGCGAAAACTCCGCCACATAACGCTCGCGCTGCCGAGGTGTGAACACGCGGCGATCGATCGCTTGCTCGAGGGATTCAAGCATTGGACGGAGACGAAATTTGTAAAACCCCTCGATCAGTTGTTCGATGCCGGTGCCCCATGTTGTGGTTTTGGCAGTGTCATTGATCATTACCGATGGAACGCCGAACCATCGCGCAATATCCTCCACGGCGAACCGTCGAGTGTCGAGGAGTTGCATATCGGCCGGAGACAACGACAGCGGCTCGAATTTCGCCCCAGCCTCCAACACCAACAAATCATCATTTGCCCCCTCGACCAACCCGGCATAATTCTCGCGAATCTTCTCGCGCTGCTCTTTGGTCAGCAACTTATCAATCAGCAGCACCCCGGGTCGCTTTCCGCTCTTTCTGTAACTCGACTCGGTGTGATTTTGCGCCGCGATGGCGACGCCGACCGAGGAGCGCATGAAATCGAGGCGAGACATCCCGATGATGCCGTTGCCCTTGTCGCGCCAATGGAGAATCGAGCGCGCATCATATATCGTCACAACCCCATCGTAATTGTATTCATAAATAATCGATCCATCACTCAGCACCTTCACCTCGACCTGATCCGAGGCGAGCGGCAACATCTCGATCACTTCCCCATCCGCACCACGCACGAGCCGCGCATAAGCATTCCCGCGCAGCAAATAATTCATCGTCATAAACTGCCAAAACTCCACCGGAGTATGCCTCCGGTTGGGGTTATCGTGGAGCAACGTCCATAAGGTCGAATCTCTCGCGAGCGCCTTGTGCCCATCGGCTCCGGGCTCCCGCTCATACACAAACAGCGGCAGCGATGCGATGTTATCAGTTAGCAACTCGACGCACGACCAAACTGCCGAGACTTGCAACGCCCCATCGATCCCGTAATCCTTGTTGCTGTCGTAGACCCGGGTGAACGGCTCGCCGTATTGCGTGCCGTCTTGTTGGCCGGTGGAACCTATGGCGCCGAACCATCTGCGGAGGGATTGGAAAATTGTTGCCATATCAGCCCTTATGTCACTAGCACCAACGGCGCATTAACAAATCCATCCAAATCGCCCGACTCCTCCGCCGCGGCCGCGCGAGCGGCAATCCCCATCGCCATCGCCAACGCCACCGCGCCGTCGATCCGTCCGGTGGCTTTCGCTTTGTTGAGTTTGCGATTCCCTGCTGGATCCTTCTCGATGCGGGCATTCGCCATACACATCGTTAACACCGGATGCGCGCCGTGCGCCAGCTGCCGGTTGAGCAGCGCCCCTTCCAGTGTATCGATTGCGGGTGCCATGTCTTTGAACCCTTGGCCAAATGGGAACAAGGCGAATTCTGCGCCAATTCGCTCGAATTCCTTCAAAAGCAAATCCATTCGCCACCGATCAAATGCCACCCCAGCCAGCCGCTCGATCCCGCCCAACTCCTCGACCAAATCCCGCGCCACGCTCTCGTAATCAATACTGGCGCCCGGAGTAGTGCGGATGTAGCCCTGATCAACCCAAATGTCGTAGGGTGCCCGATCGCGCCGCGCCCGATCTTTTAGCCCGCCCAACGGCGTCCAAAAAACACTCCGCACGTGCCAACGCCCCTCCCACCACGCCACCAACTCGAGCGCCGTGAGGTCATTTCGCCCCGACAAATCCAACCCACCATACACCACCCCCTCCTCAAACGCCACCGGGTCCGGCTCTGCCGCCCCCGCCTCCCAAACGCTCCGCGAGATAAACGGCGCGACGGCCTCGACGCGTTGATTCAGGATCAAGTTGCGAAACGTCGGTTCAAACGACGGCATCCGAGCCGCCCGCGCGGCTTGTTCTTCGACGTCGCGGAGCGATCGAAATTTGCCCAGCGCAGGGTTAGCCGCCGCCCAAGCATCCCGATCCTCTAAGCCGCAATCTAGCGGCGCCGCGTATAGGTGAGAAACGATCCGAGGATCGGCGCTCGCGGCCGCATCGTCCAACCAAGTGCTAAACAGATCGCGATCGCTCGGCGCTTGGGTCGAGATCGCCAACAGCAGCGCGTCATCATAAGCGCCTTGACTCGTGATAATCGCGTCCACAAAATCATTTTGTACGCCGCGCACCTGCCCAACTTCGTCGAGAATCGCTAGAACGGGACTCTTGCCGTGGGCGGTGCGGCCCTCGGCGCTGATCGCTTGATACTCGACGTTGCGTGTGAGGCCTACGAGTTTTTTCAGAGACGGTACAGGGCGCACGACTTTACTCAACTCGGGCGAGAGCGAAACGATTTTGGACGCATAGTTGTAGACTTCGGCGGCTTGTTCCTTCGATTGGGCGCCGGAAACGATCCGAGAGTTGAGCCGTGCTTCGGGCCCGGCGATATGTGCGAGGGCAATACATGCGATTGTGGCGGTTTTTGCATTCTTCCGCGCCATCGACAGGTAGCCACGCCGCGTCCCGGCCGGGTTATCGTAGATGGCGAGGATGAACCGGCGCTGAAAGGGTTCAAGCCGGACCGGCTGACCGAGGAGATCACCCTCGGGCACCCGGCAATATCGCTCGATAAACGCGCAGACCCTCTCGCCCCGCGTCGGTTTATGTCGCGAGTAGCTCATCGTCATCCGTCACCTCGGCGAGCGCCCGCTCGGCTTGTTGTTGGAGGCGCCGCGCCTTGACAAGATCCTCTTTTCGCTCGCCGGTGCTCGAGCCCGAGATCCGCAACGACCTCATCAGCGCCAACTGACGCCGCGACAACTGCTCGAGGACCGAATGACGCGGATTCATGATTTGTGTCCCGCGGGCATTCTCCACCACACTCCCCTCGGATTCGAGCGCGAGCGATTCAGCCTCGATGTCCGATTGGCAACGGGCGAGTTGCGCCGCCGCGATCAAGTCTGCATCCGTCCACTCGTCCCGCGCTCGAGCGCGCATTATGGCGTCCCAAAACGGTTTATCATTCGTCCTAAGCCTCACGTGCTCGGGCGGAGCGGGTAAAGGTTGCGCCGCCGACAACATCGCGTGGATCGCCGCGGAGGTTGTGTTGGCTTGCGTCTTTTTCGGTTTACTCATCTGCTTTCCCTTCTGTTAAAATGCCCGCCGAATCTGCGGCTCGCGCACGCGCGAGGGGGCCCAAGCGGTTTTCATCTGCGACTTTCCCCAACTTTTTTGCCTCCCTCTCCCGGCCATCGATTGTACCCTCACCCCTCCACCGGCCATCCGTCCGGGCCGATCCGAGGCCTGTAAACATAGCCCAAATCGCTCGCCGTCTTGCGGCGATGGTGTTCGGAGCAAAGTGGCTGAAGATTCTCGGCTTCATTCGATCCCCCATTACACAGCGCCACAACGTGATCAATCTCCGTCGCCGCCTCCGATCGCCCTTCACGCTCGCACTCGACGCATAGCGGCCGCTCGCGCAATATTTCCCTTCGCCATCGCACCCATTTGTGGCCGCGGATACGAGTTGACTCATCAATCTTTTTAATCATATTGAGCCTTGTTGAAAAAATAAAATTCAGATTGATGTTGCCCGCGAATAAATTCATTTGCTATACCTCTAGCAGCCGCGAAAGTCAACTAAGCATCTCGATGCAGTTTGCGAATTTCGCAGCAGAAAAAAACCCGGAAACCCGCAAATCCCTGTGGATGCTATTGTTTTCCTATTTTTTCGGTATTTATAAAATACTATTTTTTGCAGAGAGTATCGCCTAACTCGGGTAACTCGGGTTTTGCGGGTTTTTATAACGGTTTTTCTCATTAGAATCAGCGGCTTAGCAAAAACCCTCAAAACACAGTTGCGGGTTTTTTCCGGGTTTTTTCCGGGTTTTTCCGGGTTTTTTCACGATTCCGCGGCCACTTATCAACTGGTTATCAACTTTTGCTTTGTTTTCCATCGAATTTCCGCCGAAAGTTTATGCAAATGCTTTCACAGTTGCGG